TTGAAAAACAAACCGTCTAGTAACTCGTAAACAACGATCTATACTACTACCACTGGCAGCTTGACAAACCATCGACAGTTTTAAATTTTCTGCGATTTGATAACCAAAACTATCTTTAAAATTTTCTGGATGAGGTGCTTGTTTGATTAATTCGTAACGAGGATCTTCGTGAGTCATTCCGCATTCTGTGTTAATGCCATGACCCACACTATGACTATCACCGTTTACATATAATATCACGATACCTCGGTGCGCCCGTTACCAAGATCGTTGCGATCAACTCTGCGTGGTCTGGTATCCACTGGCTGATTGGCTTCCCACTGCTCAAAGTTTTCGTTTAGAATGTTACGACAAATACTTTGAAACCATTGGTCAACAATTTGTGCATCATCCTTGCCCTTGAACCCAGCCTTGATTAACCGAGCGACAAAGATATCATTCCAATCAAGTTCAAATGCTCCGTTACCCACATCATCGGGATCAAGTTCAACTTGTACTACATTGACATAAGGCTCTCCGGCTTCGGTGGCCTTTTCTTTTGGTGTTTTGGTTTTAATTCTGTGAGTCTTAGGTTTTTCTTCCTTGGACTCCGCAGGCTTTTTTGGTTTTAAAAAATCAAACATTCCCATTGCTGTCTCCATTTATTCTTCCCCACTTGACTTTAAGCCAAATACGTTCATGTATATAGTAATCAATACTTAGCAAGACGTGTAATGCTGTAGCAAATCCTGCTGAGTTACTCAAGTTACCGGTGAACAAGTAGGTCCAAAAGATTGTAAATATCCATGCTGTTAGGCGATAGGTAAGCATTCTTACCACAGTTCTTTGTTTGGTTTCTGTCATTTAGGTCCCCCATTCATTTTTAAATAACGGCACTTGTAGTCTATCGCTGTAACGCAAGCCATTCTTCATTGCCAGTTCTGCAACGCGGCGATTATTAAGATTGTACACGCTCTCAACACCGCCAACAGGCATAAGATAAACATGACCCGTAAAGCCAGCTTGACGATATACCTGAATAGTCCATAGTGCTTCTTCGACATCAGCCTCGGTTGCAACAACAAATTTTAAATACGTAATACCAACTTCTGCGTATTCGCATACAACCGCTGGCAGTATGGCTTCTTCTCTTGATTCGCCCGAGCAACTTAGTTTGGCACTGACACTGAATGTAACTTCTCTATCCCAATGTTCAGCAGTCCACTCGCCTAGGTAATGTTTAAATTCTGGTGTCAACTTTTGAGTACCATTGGTCTCAAATGTAATCTCTTTTAGATTTTGCATCTTGGGATGATTTAGCAAATCAGGAAAAGCACGTTGCCAACCCAGCAGTGGCTCACCGCCTGTGATAACAAGATGTTCATCACGCCATGCACCGTGTGGCAGTATTTCCATGATACGTTCGGCAATGGCATCCGTTTCAAGCATGGGGCTAAGATCCTTGAATGCTGGATGCCAACTGGCATAACTGTCACAGCCGGTACTGACCAACGGCAATTCTTCGTATTTCATAAAAGACTCTATGTTTGCGTGGGTGTACGCAATATCATCTGCTGCAATACTGATCTGCCCTGGTGGCATGCCAAATCCGGAACATTTAAAGTTACAGCCAAATGTACGTAAGAACACGCTCGGTACACCCATATAGCGTCCTTCACCTTGTACGCTATAAAACAATTCTGCAATTTTTAATTTACTCATTCTTGTGTCCTTTGTGGATAATAATATGTACAGTCACTACGGCGTATGTCCCAACTGCTGGCTAGGCCACCCAGATGTTGCAGGGTCCATCTAGCACGTTCATGTGCTTGTGGCACAGCCATGGGCCAAGGGGTGTTGTTGCGGCACTGGATGTACTGTTTGAGATAAACATAACTTTGTTCACGAGCCCACATATCAGCACCTATGCTTTGAATACCATAGGCCAAGTATTCGTATGCGAGAGAATTGACCAAAGCAGTTTGGGCAATAGAGTCTTGAAGTAGGCCATTTCATTCTTAACCTTCGTATATAGCTGAGTTGGCACCGTGTTCGGCACATTCTACCCTAACGCAATAGCAACGATTGTTGGTCTTTTCACGAATCAACGCATCAGCAAAGTTAAACGCATGTTCCGCAAACTTCTCTGCACCAACACCATCGAACATTCTAATCTCTGCTAGATCCAATGCCGCTAGTTCTTGGAACTTGGCAAGATGTGGATCAGTTTTATCCAGTGCCAGCTTGTGATCAAAGTGATCTTCCAACCATGCCTTGAGTGGTTTGAGTCCACCAAAGTCCACTGCCCAGTTCTTGTTGTCTAGTGTGTCACATCCAAATGTGAATGTAAACGCCAGACTGTAACCGTGTAGCAAGTGACAATGTGAATGATCTGCATTGGGCTGTCTAAATACAGCACTTAGTCCAATGTTGTGTCCGTAATGTTTTGTTGAGTAATACTTTGCCATGCTAGTTCTCCTATGTTAATTATAGCATAGGCTTGCAGAATTTGTAAAGCGGGATGAATGCCAGAAAGGCCGCTGATTGAATTAATATTTATACAGTTTCACGAGACACTCGTTCCATCTGTTCTTGTAAGTTGTTGTTTGTTACATGTTCAAAAAACTTCATGATAAACATGCTGGCAGCTGATGCATCATCACCATGGAAATGTAATCGAGTACCGCCTGTGCCGTTTTGATGATGATGACAGCGTTTACCTCGACCGTAACTTACATAAGTTACAGTTTGTTCTTGCCCTCGGTGGTTATACCAACGATCTTGATACACCTTGCCACCAATCAGGCTGTACCATTCTACCATCTCGTCCAATAACTTGTCCACATCAATCCAGACAGCATAAGTTACTGTGCAACCAGGTGGTAGTGCAATCATCTACGCCACCACGGCTTCCACCATGATTCCCAGGGAAAGTCTACCCATGTATTGTTTTTAGACTTGTCTATTTCTTTGCCAACATAATCCATGTTGACTACACAGTTGCTGGCAGCATTGTCATACAACACAGCAAATCTTACATTATGATTCCAGATTGACTTCCATGCACGATCTTCGGGCAAACATCCCGATGGCCAATCATTGATCAGCCAATTGATAGTAGCACCAGTGTCATTGATATCGTCGACAATTAAAATATTCTTTCTACGCTGTCTGTCAGACACATCGCCAGATACTGGAAGATGAGTAATTTCAAACTCAGCATCTTGTCTTTCATCAGTGGGTACATAGCCAAATGCATCTTCGGCCATCCAAAGATTGCTTTCGCATTCACCACCATCACGTAGACTAATTTTCAGCGTCTCGCAACGTAGGTCAAAATATTCACTGATCATCACAGCAGGGATTAAACCGCCACGAGTAAGTCCGACCACATAGTCTGGACGCCAATTGCTGGATTCAATTTCTGTACATATCTTGCGAACATGTTTATTTAGATCTCTCTGTGAAACTAACAGTTTTTTCATTTGTTACCTCTGAATCGTGTGTTAGCAGCGTCTACTGCTTCAATGATACCTGCACTAACACCGTGTGCTTGTATAGTGTTTATTATAGCACGAACATCCTTGGGAAAGCAAGCACCTCCGTATCCATACTGACCATCCGGGCCCGGAACTCGATTGTGGCTTGTGCCCATGCGTTCGTCCATCTCCAACATTTCCGTAAAGTCATTCCAATTGGCACCAACTGCATTGCTCAATTGGTTGAACTGATTCAGTGCTGTTACTTTTGTAGCAAGAAACGTGTTCATAAAATACTTGATCAAACTGGCAGTGATTAAATCTGTACAGTATGTGGGCACCGTCAGTCTAACTGCACTCAATTGCAGTATACGTAGTACTTGGTATGCTTGATCTTTGTGACCACCAATAAAAATAAAATCAGGATTCAAGTAGTCATGTATGGCACTACTGGCAACTAAAAACTCCGGTACATGGAACAAGTTACTGTATTGTGTATAGTTTTTCCAGAAAGCCGGATCAACTGTGCTTTTGACAATTACAATGCCAGCATAGTTACCTAGTATTTTTTCTAATGTGGCTTTTACAATACTGGTATCACAGGCACCAGCTTGATTTGATGGTGTCGGAACACAGACAAAAATAACACCTGGACGTTCGGCTACAACTGCACCAACGTCAAGCATTGAACCAGCAACAGCAGGATCATAATAAATTACGTCATGCGACGAGCCCAACCAGCTGGCTTGTACAGCTCGACCCACATAGCCCATTCCGATTATACCAACTTTCATGATGCGTACGGATTTAAATATTGATCAGCCAAGTGCTTGGCTTCTGTAAGAGTCAATGCAGGTATATGCATAGTTACCATGTTGTCTTTGATTGACATATCGTACGGAACTCGACCATTAAACTCAAAATCGTCGGGTAGTTCTGTAACAACTTTAAATGTTTTAAGATTCATTACTCGTTCAAGTACTGTGCCAACATCATTCATTGTGTTCTCCTTAACGTGGTGCAAATTCTTGTTGCAGTTTGATATTGTCAAAGAATTCCTTCTTTGTATTACCATCATCTTTGAATGCACCTTTGAGCACAGTGGTCTGTGTCAAACTACTGTGTGCCATGATGCCGCGATTTTCACAGCATCCGTGCGTGGCTTGAATATAAACGCCTATGTCTTTTGCGTCAGTGGCTTTTTGGATTTCTCTCGCAATGTCATTGGCCAGTTCTTCCTGCAAAGTACCACGACGAGCGCACCAAGTAGCAATGCGAGTGTACTTAGACAAACCAATGAGCTTTTGAGCGGCGATAATCCCAATATAAGCGACACCAGATACAGGCTGGTGATGGTGACTACACATACTGCGTAGTTCACTTCTAACCACAAGCATGCCTTCGTATCTATCCGCTGAATCATTTGGAAAAGCTGTTGCATCCGGTGCTGGTTCATATCGTCCTGCCATTATTTCGTTGTAGTACATTTTAGCCAAGCGTTTTGCGGTACCTTTACTGTTAGGATCATTTTCTCTATCAATCAGTAAACGATCCAATACAGTTTCAAATGCTTCTGCGGCTTCGTCGATTAACTTTGCTTTATCTTGTTCAGTAACATAGTCGCTGATGTTATCTCCGGCCCAGAAACGTTTGTTTTCACGCTTCATTCTGGCACGAATAACACCACCAAGATAACCTTCTTCGTAGCCTTTGTCACTCATCATGTCTGCGGCTTTAACGTATACGGGTTTTTCAAACTCAATGTATTCTTGTTCGACAAATTCTTTATCTACTTGTTTGTTGAGTGCCGGGTCTGTCTTGAATTCTTTTGTCATATTTTCTCCGAGTTAGTGACGTGGATGTCCAATTATTGTAATATCTCTTAGATCAGGATATTGATGATATTTAGGTTCTTCATTGACCAAGTGTAATTTATCTAGTCCAATTCTTGCTTCTTCTGGTGTTGGCTTGTAGTGGTAGCCAACTTCGAATACTTTTTGCGATTCCCATGGATTTACCGTTAAGTCTCTGCCATCATAACGTTGACGTAACATTGTATGATATGCAACTTCGTCATCAAGCAGTATAGCACCACCTCGGCCTATTTGTAAAGGCTTGTTATAACCAAAGCTAAGGCATTGCATGGAACCTGCTCGATACATTCCTCTTTCAAGTCTACGTGCGCTATCCCAGATTCTAGTTTTTCTAAAACGATACTCACCAAGCCATTGAGCAGGATCTGTCTCTTCATACACATACTTAATACCCAACTTGTGCATGAGCATGGGTATGCTCAAATAGGTGTATGGGGTAAATGCACAAAACTCCACGCGGTCATACCTCATGCACAGTTCAATAGCATGAGTACAACAGTCAGTCATAATTGCATATGGAGCACCGGTATATTCAGCCAATGCTTGTTCAAATTTTAATATGTCATCAAACACGAGTGTACCACTTGTATGCAGAATCAATTATGGTTTCAAGATTGCTGTATTCTGGATGCCAATCTAACACATCATTGGCCAACGATGCATCTGCAATTAATACGTCAGGATCACCGTAACGGCGTTCCATTATCATGAGGGTCTCAAGTCCATAGTGTTCGATGACATATCTAACGATTTCCCAGTTACTAATACCAGCATTGGTTCCAAGATTGAATACATAACTGCCGGCAGTTTGCTCGATGTTCCTGGATTTATTGAAAAACTCAAAACCTTTAATATGTGCCTGTGCTAGATCCCACACATGCACATAGTCACGAATGCAACTGCCGTCGTGTGTGTCAAAGTCGCTGCCGTTGAGTGTAAACTCAGTACCGTCGATACTGGCTTCTAACACTCTAGCAACAATATGTGTGGCACCAGATTCTTGACCAAGATCAAAGTTCACAGGCTCTGCACCAGCAGCATTAAAGTATCTAAAACAAATGCTAGAGATACCATAGGCAGCAGCATAGTCGCGAAGGATAACTTCGGTCATTGCCTTGGTATTGCCATACGCACTGATTGGTTGTATAGCACTATCTTCTTTGATGGGCCATGTGTCGGGCTGTCCATATACACTAGCACTACTGCTGAACATTATATACGGTTTCTTTTGAAGATCTTTAACTACATTTAGCAGTTTAATGGTCTTGGCAATGTTGTTGTCATAGTACTCGCTGGGATTGGTCATGCTAGGACCAACTAAACTAGTGCCAGCACAATGCACAATTACATCAGGCTCTAGAGTATGCAGCATTGACAATGCTACGTCGCTGGCAAAGTCCTTGATTAGATAACCGTCAACGTCTTTGCGAGTGTGAGCTCGGTCAACTTGATCAATGATAAAAACATTGTGACCCTGTTGCTTGAATGCTCGTGCGACGTGGCTACCAATGTAGCCACATCCGCCTGTAACGACAATCTTCATTAACTATCCAGGTCCATTGAGGTCCACTCTTTGACTACAGCGATCATGTCTTCTTCTGTACCACAAAGAACTTTTGAAGTTTTCCAATCGTTTTCGTCATCACGCCCGCCAACTTCAACCATGAAGCCGTTGTCATAACGATTGACGGTGATTGATTCATTTACTTTTGTAAGTTTAGCTAGTTTGGTCATTGTATTCTCCTTTAAGTAATGACATTATTTTACATTGTTCGTAGAGCTTTGTCAAATCTACCCATCCACCCATTCCGTTTGCAATTTCAAACTTGGTATTTGTGGCCCAGGCAGTTACAGCACGATAGTACAGTAATTGAGCTGCGGACTCAGTTAAAATTGGTGATTCTTGCATCACCAATTCAGTCCATATTTTAATATTTGGCGGCATGCGTATGGCGACGATAGTCTGTACTCATACGCAACCACTGCTCGCCCTGGCCTTCTAGTATGTCCACAATGCGATCAACGGTACCATCAGTGTGATCACTGATACGCCCCATGTCATCGTGTGGACGATCAAGAAGTTTATTAAGTTTTGTAAGTGCATCATCTAAACTCCAGGGAATGTATAACCGTTCATGGTCGTTTGCGAAAGTTTCTGGAAAGCTACGATAAGCAGGATATAAAACGTTACAACCAAGAGTATCGGCTTCACTGACTGTGTTTGATACCCAATCTTGTAAAGCACAGTTAAATAAGACACGAGTATCGTTAAGAAGATTATAATATTCATTTTTCTCCAGATCCTCATAGATAACCAATTTGCCTTCGGCTTGCAATCTACGTGTACGTTCCATATAACTGGAGTTGTTGCTCTTTAGCTTGGCTCCGCTAAACACACAGAATTCAACAGCAGGCCAATCACTGTATACAAAGTTTGCACGATGATGATATTCCTCAATTAGATCCATATAGAAGTCTGGTTGCTTCTCTTGATCCCAACGTGCCGCAAAGCCTACTCTACGGGTACGTTGTGCAAACGGCTTTAATTCACCTGCTACACGTTCACGCACTTCGCTCTTGCCAAATGCCAAGCCGGAGATGTTGTAGACGGGAGCAGTCCAGCCCGCTACCTTCATGTGCATGACCATCTCTTCGTTGGTGGCAAGTACAGCACCACCCGAGATTGTGACAATGTCATTGACCATACGCTCATAGTCCATCATCCACTTGCCCATGCCCCACACATGTACAAAGTCATCTGGATCAATTGCTTGTGCCAAACAACGTACAAAGATACGCGGACGCATCTCTTGTGGAACTTGGTTAATGATGTAACCCAGACTTTCAAAGCCCGGCTGGAACATGTCTTCAAAGTAGATCACATCTTCCGATGTTACTTCACCTTGTTGCATGAGTCGCACAAGATTCATCATCTGGCTCATGCCAAAGTAACTGCGACCGTGTGCATCAAGCACTTGACCCACAACAATCTTTTGACTGTTGTCAAGGGTCAGGCCTGGAACGTAAACAACATCTAGTCCACGTGCATCAAACACACGCTTGTTCCACTCTGTCAGTTGCAGAGTATATCGAGCCTTGTAAGACTCCAAGCCCATGTAGTAGAGTTTACGCATGATTAGTACCTATTGCTGCGATAGTTGTTGTCGCGCGGTCGGAAGTTGCTACGCTCTGGTTTTGGATGCGGGCTCCAATTGTCTTTTGGATACTTGCCGGCTAGCACACGCTGCCACTCACCCCAAGGCGTTTTTTCATTGTAAAGATGTGCTTCGTCGAACACATAGCCTTGTTTAACACAAAACACTCGATAGTTTTCTAGATCCTCATAGATCTTGGAAACCTCAGGTTTCATTTTAAGATACTTCTTGAGCCATGCAGGTGCAGCCATTTTATTCTCCTTAGATTTTAATTGATAGGCTAGGTTGATACGTGTTGTAAGTAATTGAACAGCCGTTTTCGCCGTCCTCGCTTACTTCAATTATAACACAACGTTCTGGATATCTTGCAGCAATTTGTATATATAAATCATCTGCCATCATTTCGCAACTTTTGTAATCTAGTTGCAATGTAGCTTGGTTGCCATTGTACAAGTTTTCAATCCATCTTTTAAATTGGATGAATTCGATGTCTCTGTCATTGTGGAAAACATCAATCCAAATACGAAAATGAAAAATATGACGGTGGGGATTAGCAAGGAACGAAACATCGTATTGATCTCCAGTTGCAAGTTGAGGGTCTGTTGCTGCTGCCGGGTATTTGTGAATACCTTCTTTTTGGAAAGTAACCCAGATCATTCTGAGTGCCTTTTCCATAATTCTATCTGTGGTTGCTCGTTGTTCTTGATTCATAGTATTGATGTAAAAGTTAATTGTTGTATATATAGATTGTTGCGTTGAGAAAAAATTGTATTACAAATTACTTCGGCTACATCATCTGGCGACATAATGTTAGTAGATCTAAATTCTGGTGCAATCATTTCTGTATCAACCATTGCTGGCATAATATGTAGTACACGTTGTCGTGTATTACTTTCTAAATGTTTGTTAATGGTATCTAGTTGTAATTTTTTTTCTTTTATGTAAAGTTGATTATAAACAGTATTGCCGAAGATGTCAAGAAATTTTTGCTCAGATATATTGGCACATGAGCTTCCTATATGTACTAGTGTTTTTGTAGTACCAGTCCATGCATTAAGGATTTCTTTAAGTAGTTCAGTTTGCCCAGTTTCGTGATATGCATTATTGATAAAAATATCTGATCGTTTTATTGTTGGTAATATTTTATCTCTTGTGGCTTTGTGTCCAATATCAAATCCTTTGGTTCGAGAAAATCCGACAACTTGATGTCCCAGACTGGTAAGTTGTAATGCAAGGGAATGGCCTATTCCTTTTGTATCTCCAGTTACAGTAATTAACATCAGTCTCTCTTGTCTATCAGTGTTAATTCTGGTATGTATATATTTTTATCAAGCAAATCAATAGCAGTTACAATAGCATCGGCGCAGTCAATAACATTTAATCCATACGGTAATTCGGGAACTTTCATTTTATCTAAAAATCCAGTTAGCATGTACCCTGGATTGATTTGAATGATTTTTAAATTATGATCAGTTAATCTATGTTCTTCGATTAATCGTTGTTGTTCTAATTTATTTTTGACATACAGTTGATGCATTGGTAACGGTCCTTCACCAATGCGCCCTTCGGGCTTAATAAGAAACGTTCCTATGTGTACGATTATTTTCTTTTGTTGATGCCACGATTTAAGCAGATATTTAAGCAACTCGGTTTGACCGGTTTCGTGATATGCATTATTGACAAAGATATCAGCATCTTTAGTATTGTAAACAAGTTTACCTATCGTTGATCTATTACCAATGTCATAACCATCTTCGATATCATACCCAACAACTTCGTGCCCTGCCGATCGATTGTAGATAGTAAATTTATCATACAATGCCGCACCTAATCCGTGCTTATGACCGGTTATTGCTATCTTCATCGGTGCCTTCTAAATTGTAATATTCATTTTTCATAACAGCATCATCAAATTTTTCAGCGTCTGTTTTTTTCTTTTTTCCAAAGATAGCATTCCAGTTTTCGTCAAACTTGTTTAACGGTACACTAAATGGTCTCGGACTATCACCTTTGCCACCATCGCTCATTTTACTACTTCATCCTTGGTATATTTAGACCAGTCAGTAAACACAGATTTATTTTGCAGATCGTGTATGCTATGACACCATACTCCTGGATTTGATGCTCGAAAATCTTTGTCGTCAATTTTTAATGTAGCATTGTAGCCCAGTTGATTGATATAAGGCAGTTTGACTGAAAGCATTGGGATAAAATTATGATATTCAGCCAGCATGCCTTCAACAAGCCCTTCAGCACAACTAACGTCTATGTCAAGAGTACACAAATAATTTTTGTCTAAAAAAGGTTTAATCATTGATTCCCATTTTGACCATTTGATAGAATCATTAATATCTATTCGTGGAAAACTCTGATTTGCACCAAAGTAGATATGTTTGCATTTGTGTGCAGTATAAGCAGCATCAATCAGCTCAACATCTTGTACGCCAACTACAAACAATGTTTTTAATCCGTATGCTGGCGTATGTTCAACCTCAGTGCCAACAAAGATACTTATGTTGTTATGTCCTTCTCTATTCATCGATTATCATCTCCATGTACAGTTTCGTGCTCGTGTTCCCATTGTAGTTTATTTAGGCGAGCAAGCTCGTCCTTGAGTAATAATTTTCTTTTTTTCATGTCAGCCAGTACGGCTATTTCAACATGCGGATGATTACGTTCTATGTCGTCAATTTGTTTGTTTAGCACACGATGTGCTTCGGTTAGATGTTCGATACGTGCCTTGTACATAGTTGCTCCTTAAAAATCAAATAAATCTGATGACAGCACTGGCTTTAGCGGTTCTTTTTTGACCTTGTCTAGTTTAACACCAGTGCCTTGGATATCCAAAAGTTTCTTTGCCAAAGTACGAGAGTTTGTGGTTTTTTCGCCTTTGAATCCCCTGGTACCAATAATTTGATTCCAATAGCCTGTTTTCTTGGAATACTTTTGATCTTCAATAATATCCATTGCAGTTTGTTTGTCCGGCGCGGCAAATATGCGTTCTACAATATCTTGAAAGTATTCTCCATCACCAGTGTCTAATTCATGTTTCATCATATATGGATAACGCCCTGCGTCAAATTCTCTGTTGGCTCGTTGCACACTTTCGATATGCATCCAAACATTATGACCCATTAATAATGCATAGCTGAAGCTATCCCAGCTGGTCTTGCCTTCTTTGCCATTCTTGTTAAGATCGCCTGGGTTGTAAACACAGATGTCTTTCATTTGACATAGTTTACTAATTGGGCTTTCATCAAAATAGTGAATTAACTTGTCTTGTAGTATAGCATCGCGATAAGTTCTTGTGTCTGTGGCATATTTCTTGTCGTCAACAATTGGACTCATACGATAACTCCATTTGCCTTCGTGCGGAAGATCAATTTGATGATATACCTGTCCGTTAGCAGTGGCGAGGAATGGGCTGGCACAATCAAAGGAGATAGTGAACGCCGGGTTAACGTGTTTCCTAACTGCTCTTTGAATCACGGTGAGTAGCACAGCCCATTCCAACTTTGATGTGCCCAAGAAGTGCATCCAGTCATGCACACCTTCTTGCAGTAGATTATCATAGCGTAGTGTTACCAGTCGCTTGAGTATCAGTTGTATGTCGCACATGTTCTGTCCACCCATGGCCCAGCCATTGAAATGTGTGTCTGGATACTGTGCAGGATCACAGTAATGTTTCATGGTTTGATACCAATCCTCAGCTTCGTCATGACTGGCACCTTGCAACACATTTAATATTCGTGTGCCACCATTCTTAACACCTTTACGATGCTGCATGAAGTATTCGTTGTTGTACTTGGTAGCATCAACAGCTTCTTGGTGTGTGGTAATTTGACAAGCAGCACTGGCTTTCTTATCATGTACTACCCAAGTAGGAATATCAAGAGTCATAGCATAATCACTAACTCCGTCCAGCCATTTGAGTACGGCTTCACGTTTGGATTGTGCCTTGGCACAACCCGAATTGGCCTTCCAGTCACCTTCCCACAGGCCTTTGGCAATTTGGAATCCACCCGAGTCGCCTAACATCAATGTACCAGGTTCACGTTTACGTACCATGTCCTCAGATGCATCATCTTTGGTCAAGTCCAAGTTGGCATGACCGCCTGAATACAAACTCCAACGATATGGAAACAATGCATGCTGACTATTAAGCCAATTCATCATTTCCATGTCTTGCAGCCCTGCAGGCATACGTGCAGGGTCAACATAGTTTTCTCTACGTTGCTTGCCTACGAATGTGGCATAAAAGCCCGATATTGCAGGCAAGAATACTGCATAGTCATTTTGTTTTGCTGTTAAGTTATCTTGCGTCATAAAATTTCACAGAATGAATTAAGTCGTAATCTCTAACAAAATACGAACGTAATCGATTTTGATAGTCTTTGTTATTGTACACTAATTTTTTAAAATGTTCTACCAAGTTGGCATTGTCAAATTGATCTTGGCTTACGTTAACATAAGGTTTGTTTGTCAATTGAAATCTATTGTTGAAGTATGTATCTAGATTTTTACTTAAATTGCTATCACAGTAAAAGAACACAGCCTTTTCTAAATTAAACGGTTCTAGGAACCATGACTGTTGTTCAGTATGATCATCAAACACCACTTGGTCAAATATCAATCTTTGGACCAGTTCGTTATTGTTTTCCAAGTAGTGTGTGCTGCCAAAGTCTTTGCCCAGGATATTGGATGTAATATGTTGTGCGATGCCAGTTACCCAACGTTCAATTGGGTCTCTTAGTACCACAACAGTTGCATCAATGTCCATGTTCATTCCAAGATGCATGTGCTTCCAACCAGTATCTTTAAATGTTTCTCTTAAAAAGCTACTGGCATTTTTTGGAATGTTTATATAACAATGCTTAATCCCACTGTGATACATACAGGTACCCGTTACATAACCTCTGCGCGACCAATAGTTATTGCGTAACGGGTGAACTATCACTTGGTTTGTGCTGGCAAAATATAGTTGTAAACTGCTAGGCCAGAATCAACTGTGACTTGGGTTGCACCTTCGTCACTGAAACGAATCATTTTATCCCCGGGCAAACTTAAAATGCTAATAACAGCGCCTACCGGCCAGTTCCACGCTTTGGTTAATGAGCCAGCAACGTCGTGTGCAAATACAAAATTACCAGCATGACTGCTATGATCACCAAAGTAAAATACTAGGTTACCGTTTTCAACCTTGGCAATAAAAGTAGTTTCTTCTGCATTGGCCTGTGCCATAAAACGCATACGTTGAATTGCAGCCACAGTGGGTTCAATTTCTACTCCCCATTTGACACCTTTGAACTTGACAGTTTTAAGTTTATCAGTGACCACATTGGCAGTCATCAATCGATAATCATTTTTAAAGTCACCGCTTTTGTTTTTAAAGGAAATACCATCAGGTTCTCCTGTGTTTTTCTGAGTAATGTCAATAGTGGCATCTTCCTTGTATTCAGGAATATCCAGGATAGTTTTTAGTTTGCCCAGATTGGGCATACCAAACGTGCCAATAAATTCTGGAACTGGGTTGTGAAACTGTGCCTGAATAATTGCAATGCGATCTTCACTGACTGCATCAATGCTGGTGATTGCGTCTGTGCCTGTGATTTTGACTAGGTCAATGAAACCAAGGCTATGGGTATGTTGTACAATATCTTGTAAGTAGTCTTTCATTTATATCTCCGAATAATATTTGCTAGTATAGCAAATATATTTAGACAAGTCAATGGTGGATGTGCATTATTTCGCCAAGTGCTTGGCTGGCTTTTACCGTTGTTAATACACCATGTTTCCGAAATTCAACCCAAGAAATATTTGGATCATAATCTCTGTGATCAATCAATTCAAAGCCTAAACTTTCACACATGGGTACCAACATACTACGCGGTACATAACTCATATAGTAGCTTTCAGCATACGCTGCACCAACTCCGATGTCTGAATTATTATATGTGAATATAATGGTTCCGCCTGGGCGTAACCAACGTTGTGCCAAAATCATCAATTGTTTAATACTGTCAAAACTTAGATAATTAAAAAAGTTATAGCTGAATATAAATCCAAATTGATTTTCTGGCAAACCTTGTATGTTGTTATCTTTAACTAGACATTTTCTGACTCTGGCTTGATATTCTTCGGGAAACATTGAAACGGCACTGGTCAAAAACTCTGTATGCACATCAGCAATGTACAAAGGGTCGCTGGCAATTAAATGTTGTGTGAATTCACCGTCTCTACAACCAATTTCCAATGCTGGATACTTGTACAAGCTGTGCTGAAAGATTCTTGACAACAAATGTTTGTCCGGACTATCATCAAGATCCATTCGCATACGTCGCCAGTGTCGACGATTCCTTATATTTGCGGGCATCATATCATTATCGGGAATCTCAAGTTCAAGTTGATAGTTGCTGGCAAAAAATTTAGCACTTAGTTCGGCTATTTTTTCTTCAACTTTTTTAATTAGTTTATTTGTTTCTTGTGTAGTAACTGGTAACAGTTCTATAACTTTATCAAAATGTTTTACAATGTGAGACAGAGTTTCTTGGTATTCTAGGTCTGCAGTCAATGACAGCACATCCAATGCTGCTTGATTACGTTCAATAGCCGACTCAATAGAAACAAGATCTATTGCAGTCTGTAAAGAATTGCGTAAGTTTACTAGCTCATGTAGTTGCATTGAAAGACACCGTAATATACATATTTATTCAAATGTAAACAGGCTGTCAAAGGTTGTTTTAATGTCAGTGTTATTGGGAATATCCCAATCCAGTACACCCAACAAGTTTTCTACTTTTTGATCCACAATGGTAGCTTCCATTAAATTATCATCAAATGGTAACTCTTTAAACCACGCAGGAATATGTGTTTCGTCTGTGGGATAACCAACACTAGTATAACCCAATGCATTGTCTTTTAGTTTACACACAATGGTTTTCATACCATCAACAATAGCAATACTATAGTTGTCTCCATGCATACGACGAAGATTGTTCCAATTCATTGCTGCACGTACATGCCCGGGCATGTTGGCTTTGCCCAATCTTGCTTCTTCTGCAGAGTACTTGGTCAGATTGTTTACACGTTTGGGTGTGCCTTTTTCCCACGCGGGTCTATCCTGGAACGCTATTTTAAATTCACGTACCATTTCATAGATAATTTCTTTTTTAGAGTCAGTTAACACAGCAGTCAATAACTCACTCAAGAAGTCTTGTACAACCTTGGGAGTGTCTGATCGCTTCAAGTCCAGGCCCATGGCCTTGACCTTGCCTGGTTTACCATGTGTATCTAGTCTATGTCCTTCTAGGTCGTAGATAAGAACAGCATAACGTTTCTTCTTGATAAACAGACCTTTACTGGCAACTAGTTCACGTCCACCTTTTATAAGTTCACCGTTAGATCTTGGTACATGACATGCCCGTTCCATGAATCCGGGGAAACTGTCATTGACTTGGTCTGCTATACTATCGTAGAGTTGAGTACAGATTTCTTTGTTCCATTCCATTCTGCCTGCTTCAACATCCGCTTGAATTGCCGGCCAAGCCGAGAAGTAACAGCTATCAGTGTCTCCATAGATGATAGCAGGACCAACATGATCATAGTTCCCAAAGATGCACTCATTGATGTATGCATCCATGTGTCTAGCGACGATACGCCCTGTGAGCGTTGTGCTCTGTCCAATACGTTTGTCAAAGAACCTACAGCCCGGGTTAAGAATAGCACCGTACAAACTGTTCAAGTTAATCTTCTTAACCAGTTGTCGTTTGTCCCAGAAGGCCTTGTCCTCATCTGTTTCGGCGGCTTTTTTCTTTGCTTGTAGTTCTTTTCGTTCCGCATACCATCGCTCCAATAATCCAGGAACAACGGCCTTTTGTTCGTAACTGAAAATTGTGCCATTGGCACTTAGCATCCAGGGTTTATTACTGTCAAATATTAAACGCCATATATCTGCAGCACTCATGACATCGCTGCGACCATCACCTTCCCAATCAACAGTGATTTCAGTTCCTGCCTCGCCGTTCATTACTGCGGTGTATTCAAGACTGCCAAACATGTTTTCCCATGCATCAGCAAAACTGCTGCCAGCAGTCATTTTGTCTTGAATATACCTGTCGGTCATTATTGGTCTAAGTTGTCCAACAATACTTTCTTGTGCCATGTTAAGAGCGCGGATTGCTGACGGATAGAGCGAGTTAATGTCAATTGCTCCAATCCATTCGTGAATTCCTTTTTTGGGGAAAGCAACGTAGGCACCTGCCGCTTGTGTGTCACCTTGATCATCTCTACCCTTTCTATTAGGTACTACCATACCTCGTTGATGTGCTTCGTTAATAATCGCTTGCTCGGTAACTGCTACTGCTCCCATGGTTGTGGGCAGTAACACAGTATTGTCATGTGCCAGTTCATTGGCAAGATCTAAGAAACGTAGTTTCTTGTCTAGTCTGGCCAACAGCATGGTATCTTGTCTGTTGTATTCAATAAATGTAGGAAAGTCTTTGTTGTACAGTTGATCCAGGGTACCTTCGTATTGCGTTTTGCGTTCACCTAGTTCGTATTCAGCAATGGCATCTAGACTGTAGCTGTGACGTTCTTCGTATGTGTACTTGCGATACAGTTGCATATAGTCTAGATGCACACGACCAATCAAGTCAAAGGTCAAGTTTTCTGCACCAAATCGTTCAAAGGTGCGTTGTTTGGGCAATTGATTCCATAAACAAAAACGTCTGGTATCGTCTTTGCTTAACACACGAGTAATACGCATGGTAGTGTACGGAATATCAAAACCTTCACTGTTCCACCCTGACAAAATATCTGCATCATCAATCAAGTCAAGGAATGTGTTCAACATATCCTCTTCTCGTTCGAACAAGAAACAGTTATCGTACTTGTCACAGATTTCTTGTGCAGTTTCCCACGAGTACGATTTAGGTGGAACCACCAAGGTAACCATCTTGTCCAACCAATCCATATACACAGATATAGCTGTGATAGCATTAAACGGATCCTCGGGCTTACTGAATCCTCTTACAGGATCAAAGTTCACCTCAATGTCAAAAAACGCAGTCTGTAACTTAGGAGAATCAATTCCGGAATAGTTTTCTTCAAGGCACCGAAAAATAGGATTGATGTCAGATTCCCATAATCGTTTTCCGGAATTAATGCGAAGTTCTTTTTGATATTCTTTGTTTGATCTACTTGAAAACCTACTAACCGGAGTACCGTATACAGTACGAAATTTACCACGAGGATCATCGTAGTAGAATATGTAGTTGGCTGGATACTCGCGATACACTCGCTCACCATTGACACGCTCTATAACATGAATACGATCCTTGGCACGATCATACAATGCATCAATATAACTCATATATTATTATAACATCCTTATAAGACCAACTGAGTCAATTGTTACCAAGAGCATGTAGTTAGCAAGCATACCAAAACTTCTGCGAGTCCAAGCAGCCCAAGCGTACATAGAACAACCAATAATCCATATAGGATAGAGAACAAGTAAGGGTGGATGTGGTACCGTGGAAGCCATTGTAATGCTACACCCGATAGATATAGCCCAAGCAAGCAACTCAATAGAAAAGCGAAAACGATTACTACGCCAGTCATCTTGTATCCATACAAATATACCTGCTACAATATTTGTCAAAGAGTTTTGCCCACTGATTCAAGGATTGTATTAAGTTCCTCGTGGTCTGCGTTGGCTTTGCCTAATTCGGCTTTGTGTGCAATGCGAATTGCTTTTTTAAGGACTGCTGGCTTAATTTCAATTTCTTCAGCAATTGCTTTGATGGTGTCATTGAGACCGGCATTAAGATCTTCAACTTCTTGCATGACCTGCATGCCTTCATTGATCAATTGGGTCAATTTGACTTTTTGTTCAGATCCAAACATTCTTGCGCTCATAATAATCTCCTAATAAAAATGTAATTATACACTAAAAATTTATGTTTGTCGAATCTTTATTAGACCTAGATGCTCAAATATTTTAATATACAACCAAGCAATATCAAACTCCCACCATGTTTGGCTAAATTTTGGATTTGCTGCATTTGCATGATGATTGTTATGCAATTCTTCGCCACCAATTAATATACCTATAGGAAAAATATTTTTAGAGTGGTCTTTGTTTTTGGTATTTCTGTAACCCCACCAATGCCCAATTCCGTTAACAACACCCGCAGCAAAAAATGGAATCCATGCCATTTGTATGATCCAGACTACAATGCCCCATACTCCAAATATTAATAAATTTATACACAACATTAATATGATACCAAGTCGTCTATACGGAGAATAAAATTTATGTTCAATCCAATCGTTGGGTGTTCCGGTACTGTATTGTTTCATAGTGATATTGTGGTTATCGTGCAGTATCCATCCTTTGAACAATAATGTCCAAATTCCAAATATATGAGGACTGTGTGGGTCGCCTGCTGAATCGCTGAATCGATGATGCACTCTATGTACAGTTACCCAAGCCTTGGGGTCAACGGCAGCAGTCAACCATAACCAAAATCGAATAACATGCTCTAGCAACGGATGGAAGATAAGTGCTTTGTGCGCTAGTCCTCTATGTAAATAGATGGTGATACACGCAACAGTGATATGAGTCACCAATAATATATATAGTATTATGTTCATAGTAAAAGATATTGCTCACTTTAACCCTCCAGGCACGACTCCTTTGGGTAGCGCAGCAGCCGCGCCCTCACGGTCCTAAGGTGAAGACTTTGACAACGATTCACATGTTCTAGTTCTATGAATCGTTCCGTCCGATTGTTTTTCGTCTTTCCAAACCGAACATACTTGTTGTTCTTTTATTTCTTTTTCTGGTAATATTTTTTCAACTGTGTAGTTGGCACCCATCCAGCCTAATGCACTAAAAAATCCCCATACTAACATTTCGCCTATCATAATAAAGTAGTTATCCTTTGTTCTAATTCAGTCCAATATTCTTCGTCGGCACAAAATGGTGTGACAAGAAATATTGAATTGTCTGTGTATTGAGTGTTACATAGTCCTGCACGTTCAAAATCGCGTCGAGATAATTTTTTATTGACCATGATCTCTTTGGTCAACCCGGTACCACGATAGCTCAATCCAAGTCGCTCAATCATTTTAATTTGCTTGGTATCAATATCTAATACTTGTTCAAAGTCAAACATGTCAAGTACCTGTCTAGTTAGTGCAATACCCAGCATTTGTGGTTGCCATGTGTGACCGTGAACCCATGTATGATCATCGATAACATCACTTACTTGTTTGTTGCTCAAGGCACAACTTGAAGGTACATAGCCTCCAGTTATACTTTTACCCATGACAACAATATCAGGATACACATCATGTAATACATGACTAAATGCTGTACCAACTTTTCTTCTA